ACTTAAATACGTGGTAAAAAATGACCAGTATTCAGAGCTAAGATCACACGCCACGCACGCGACCGGATCACGAATTCCGAGAACAGCTACGGGATTGTACGGCATTACACATAAGTAAGTTGTTCCACGAGACTGAAAGGCGCTTAACCAGAGCGTATAGGCAACAGTCGATAGATCAGAAAACCACGAATCTACAGTGTAATTAGAAAGTTTGTTCAATTTATAACCCTCTAATTTGTAAACACCAAGTTTCCCTTTCTTTTCTGCACCAATAAGAAATATAATATCTCCGGATTCTACTACGCTGCGAACATCAATTGCCCCAACGTTATAGAAAACGTCCTCACGTCTCTGGAGAGCGCTGCCCGGAGAATTTCCAACGTCATCAAAAAACTCAATAGTTGTCGAGCCAATGGCTACGATACTATTAAAATGCTTACCGATGAACTTCCCGCTGTCTGCCTCTCTTTCCGCCTCAATAACATTTAGGGCTGTCCAGTTCGTTCCATCTTCTAAATCTGAGCCATATATAACGCCCGTCGCATCCATTACATACGCAGTCCCATTAAGAGTGCATGCACCGTGGGCCAGGCTCGACGGGAAATCTGGATCAGTTATTTGTGTTAATACATGTCCACTTGTAATCGTGTAACCTTTGGAATTCTCGGGGTCTATAAGCAATAACTTCGTCCCAACTTGGGTAAAGTAACATTTTTGACTTCCCGTGGATATGGTTCCTACAAGATTGCTATACGAGTCTCTATAAACTTTGTCATCATTAACGAAGTAAACCGTTCCATTACTTTCCCAGGAATATATACCACGACCCTTAGTCTTGAGGCCAGACGAGTTACTCACCACAACCTCAAAGGTCGGTCTTGACTCTACCAATAATCTCGGTTCCGGACCATTGGAGTCCTTATATAGAACCAGATTTTTCATTCCATAATATTCAAATCCAAGTCCCGACGCGACTATTCCATGGGCTGTCGTCTTAATTATTGACAAATCGACAGCAAGAGGTACTCGAATTGATTTTGATATTTCGCCCATTAATCACCATACATGTGGTGAGGTTCAAACGTCATCGACACACCTTCAGTATCGTATGTAAACGCATCATTGCGATACATCTTCGCCAGGGATCGAATAAGATTTGCTGTATCCGGTGGAGGCCCATATTTCGGAAGTAAAGCCTCGGCCAAGCTATATGAGAAGGCCAGGAAATATTCCTGTGGAATACCGAAGTTACTGTTCAATGCCACATCCGACTCGATGTCACCGAGCGGAACTTGCACGGTCAGACCCAAACAATAGTAAGGGCTATCAATCGTTCCCCAAGTGCGTAAGTCACCGGTCGTAGTTTTACGATTGTAATAGACTTGGTTTACTCCGGTCGAGGATGTGTTGTTCTTGTTTGGTAACTGGGACCAATCGGTAATTGACAGCATCTCAAGCTGTCGATCCGAGTCGTCATAGAAATGTCTCAGATAGACATCTACAATTTGGAGAGGACGACCAGGATAGGTGATTCCCACGATTAGGTCTTTGGTAGTGTCTGGATCGGTAGACAGAGTTAAGGCATGGTTTGCGAAAGTATATGATTTGCTGTACGCTCCACTCGTTCCGACAGCCGTAATTTCGGCCCAGTGCATGGTTCCATCTGCAAGAGGTATTCCAATAACATCCCCGACTGCTGCCGATGAGATGGGAGTTCCGGAAATAAAGGATTCGTTTACTGTTACGACAGTAGTTGAACTTTCCGCAAAGGCTACCTTAGCGTAATCTAGAACATAGATGTGATTGCGATCAACATCCAATCCGGTCGTGCCATTAAAATCCAACTGATCGTATCGTGAGACACCATCGATCAGGAATAGGAACGTTTCTCGTACCCCGTACAAGTTCACGCCCTGCGCCTGCCACTGCTTAAGCAGCATATTGAGCGTTCGACCAACCGACGTAATCTGATTAGTGCTAGCAGATTCTCCCTCTGCCAGCGCCCCAAGATGCTCTAGTGCTTCGGTGATTACATCGTTTCGTGTAACTGAATAATCAGTATTTGCCACTTATAATCCTATAATGTGTTTGTGTTGAACGTACCAGCAGGAATACTTACCTGCTGATCTTCAAAATCTCGATCCTCCACTTCTTCAGTAGGTGGAGGAAATACGGGCTGCTCGGGCTTGTCTCTGTTTGGTACAGAGCGGACGAACTCTCCTGGGTGCCGAGCATCCCAACATTCGGTGTTATCACCACAAACCCATAACCCAGGTTTCTGGCGATCTTCCCGAAGTTCCTTATGCCTGCGGTCTTTACCACAGCGCATACATTCAGCCCAATGATTACCCGGCTCGTAGCCGGGACTTGGAGAGTGTCCCATCGTTATGCCTTCTTCTTAATTGTAAAGCGAATCCAGCCGTAGGTATCGGCGCTCGCACCTTCACTATCGGCTACAATGTCCCCATTCTTTCCCGTACTAGCGTTGTTGACGATCCCACCAACCGACGTAAAGTCGTGGCAGAAATCTCCATCGCCAAGTGCCAGAAAAGGAACGTTGCTCGTAGCATACCACTTAAGGTTAAGTTTCAGGCCAGCTAGGCTGCCCTCTACGCGCAACAAGGATTCGTTGGTAAATGCTGGAGTGTACGTACTAGCGTCAACGAGAACAGTATCAGCGAGGTCCGTGGCCCCAGTGATATGCACGTTTACGATCAGAAGTTTACTGCCATCCAACTGCGTCTGTTTTGTAACTGTTGCCATTTATATACTCCTAAGTGAGAAACGGCCCCTTTCGGAGCCGTTCTTTAAGGGTTGTTATTAACCAGCCGCAACAACGTTGCTAGTGGATTCCAGTGGAGTCCAGTGCAAATACAGGTCGAAAGCGCCTGCGGTAATGTTGTTAGTAGTTACGAAGGTCTTGATTGAGACACCCGCGCCGATGATGGCGGGAGCACCAGAACCAATAGTACGATCACCATTAACCGTGGTGGTAGTTACACCCCAAATGTCACCGACTGCGAAGTTGGTGCCGTTTGCAGTTACCAGAGCACACAGCAAGTCTTCATCATCCGGTACGCCCAAGGAAATAGTTCCCGTGCCTCCCGTAGAAGTTACTGCGGTTGTAGTCACTCCGAACGCACGAACTACCATGATCGCACCAGTTACAGTGAACTCAATCGGATCGTCCGTGGTCGCGTAGCCAGCGGCCATAGAGCCGGTCTGCTGACGCGTTACGAGTACCTGATCGTGATAGAAGTGTGCAGGGACCAAGAATTCGCCACCGCCAGGACCAGTCGTACTAGCATTAGCGCCCAAGGTCGCTTTGTTATTTACGTATACCGCGTTAGCGACAGGCGAAATAATAGCAGTCAGGGTGTCTGCAACCAGCGTATTATTTTCGAAACGTGCCGAGGTTACAGCCGCAATCTCAATGGCATGGTCACCAGTCTGACGATTGCGTACATAGTTGTCCTTCACCAGAAGGGTCGTACACGCATCTCCTGCTGTAGGTATCGAAATGCCTGCATCGGCCCAATCACCATCGATGCGATTCTGAGTGATGATTACTCCGTCATGATCCTTCGCAAAAGAAATCGCCGAATTAGCGCCTGCGGTAAGGCTTGTAAACTTACAATTATGTACAATCGAACGATCTGCATCATTATCGGCCTTACCAATAACGAGGAATACATCCGGCTGTGCCGTACCGTCCGCGCGGAATTCACAGAAACCAATTTCGCAGTCCGTACCATTTAACGTAACCAGCGCATCAACCGCATCGTTGGATGCCGAACTAAACAGGAAGTTACGAACCACAACGTCATTCGCTGAAATGTCTACCGTCGTAGTATCCGTAGTACCCGTATAAGTTACAGTCGGACGCCGCGTACCAGTACCCATTCCAAGGTACATAACGCCGTCTTGATCCAGATCAAGGTCCGCCGTGGAAACAGCAACAGTAAATCCCGGACGTACATAAACTACGTCGCCCGACTTTACAACCGTATTAGCGCCTGCAATAGTCGAAAAAGGATCGTTAAAGCCTCCGCGATTGTTATCGCTAGCTTCCTTTTCGCCAGTATACAACGTCGAGTTGTTACCAACATAATAGACTTTACGAGGATGATCGGACGCAATTTGATTGTGTCGCACTACCAGACCGTTGTTAAAGCCATGAGGGAAATTTGAAAAAACCATTTATAATATCTCCTAGTTTACCCTTGTAGGGCCGGGGTCTTTCGACCCCGGATACAAACAAGTTTGATTTTAGATTAGGCTCCAGGTGAACCGTATATGGCCTTCGGGTCGCCCCAACCAGCACAGAAACGGATAGTAGCCTTGTATTTCGCAACTTCGGTGTCGAAGCTGTTGTCTTCGGTAAGTTCCTGCTTCCGGCGAAGGAAGGAGATCATACCAGTGCCCGACGGAACTTGGGTACGAATAAACCAAGCATCCGTGTCGGTGAAGTAGTGGTTAACCTTTACACCACCAGGGAACATGCCTACCAGCGTGTTCACGTCGTTGTCAGCCGTACCTGGACGGTAAGGAGACTCAAACAGTCTACGCGCCTCGAATACCTGTTCCGGAGCAATGTGCAAGGTCTGAGGCTTGATCGCAATCTTGTTGCCGGAGTCATCCTCCCACCGCATGATGTCGATACACGCCTGTTCCAGCGCAGCTTCCGAGATGTCCGAGGCAGTCGCCAACTTGTTGCTCCACGTACCACCAGCGAAGTTCGGGTGGTCAGTAGCAATCATTTCCTTACCATCCCCACCAGCATAGCTGGAGTTGAAGGCGCGGTTATAGATATTGGCGTGCACGATTTCCTGGGTCTGGCGGATTGCGAAGCCCAGTTTAGTGGAACGCCGCTTACCTACCATGCCATACTGATCGTCTTCTACCAGTTCGCGGCTGATGGTAAAACCAAGGCCGTAAACAAGGTGCGCGAAGCGCGACAGGAACGCCTGAGAATCGTCGGTGTAACGGACGGAACCTGACTCGGTTTTAATCGCAGCCAGACCAAAGCCCGTGGTGCCCATGATTTCTTCATACGCCCGAGTCGAAGTTTCTTCATCGAACAGGTCTTTATATTGTACAGGGTGTTCGTCGTACGAATGCCCATACCACATTTTGAGGCCAGGGAATAACGCACGCGCCCAGTTTTGACTCATAATCGTCATAAGTTATCTTTCTCCGTTAAATTAGGTTGCGTTGTTAGCTTCGAAATTCTGGATGAAGAACTCAACCAAATAACGAGTATTAGCCAAGGTTGGATCATTATCAGGAGCCAACACAATTTCCACAACTTTAACGTCGTTGTCAGACGCCGTAGTAAGTTCTACGTCCGAAAAGCCAGTCGTACGGGAGCCGTGGGCAGTAGCCGCAGCGCCAGTCGTATCAGCCAAAGAGCCTACTTCCAGGTCCAGGTCGGAAGCCGACTGAATCTCGAAAAGTACGTCCTGTACGTCAACGTAGTACACCCAACCAGCCTCATTGTACGCGAGATAGCGCTTCGTAAGGTTGCTTGGATCGAACGGAGGAGCAGGCGAGTAAATAGTACCATCTGCACCAAAGTTTACAGTGCTCGCATGGCCGAAGCCGATTGCTACACCAGTTACAGCGACGTTGCTATCAGCAAATGCTACAACACCAGAAGTGTCTACAACGATAGGGTCGCCGATATAAATGTCACCGTGATTGTTCGTGCTGTCAGACGAGCGGTCTGCCGCCAAAGAGTACACGGCACGAATGTGGCCAGTGTATGGAGCGCCGCTTTTAGTCTTGACAGGACGAAAACCACGAGGACGATCAGGGTTTGCCATAATTTAAATTGTCCTTAAATAAAATTGTTTATAAATTGTGACAAGCCTGATGGACTTTCTAGGCGTTAATCTCCGTCGGCATCCCGACGTGCGCCGTATTGACCATCCTTCTTGTCAACTTGAAATAGTCCTTTCTCTGTCCGATCTATACGTTCTTGCTTTTCAGCCTGATCTTCTTCATACCAATCTACCGGAATTTTCATCAGATAGAGATACGTTCCGCCAGTCTTGCTTGCAGGAACTCGATAGATGCTACCAACGTTTTGAGAACTATAGGCATGGGATTGGCTGATGTGCAGACCTTCATCCGTACGTACAAAATCCCAGTCGTTAGCTAACCGTTTGGTTATTACCGTTCCATTTTCGGAACGATCTTCGGTCCACCGATATACAAAGTCCGGATCAGGATTCGAAATGTGCAAGGGGCCAACGTAATGCTCCATAAACTTATTTCGCTTGCGTGGACGAGCCACTACCTCGGGAGCTTTTTCAGCATCCGCTACGTGGCGTTCTGCGCGGGATTCCGTCTTCTTCGGTCTTCCAG